TCAAAAAGAATGGTGCCCTGAGCCACGTCGCCAAGCGTCCACTCGCGAGCGACCTCCCAATCAACACCGTTATTTGATTGCTCAAGCCTCAATGCCCCAAGCGGAGACTCGCCGGATTTCCAAGATGATGAAACGGAAAAGCCTCCTTGAATAAAGATGGCTTGTGACGGTGTGTATTCAGAACCTGGCGTTCCTCCTGTCCACAAATTCAACGAAGCACCACGAGGTTGTGATCCGCTTGAATACCGATACAAAGAAGGTTCAACGATAAATTGATCCCCTGCATCAAGCCCAGTAAAAATAAGTGAATTTGATGCCGTGAGATTGTATTCAACTTCTGCACCTACCGCTAAACGCCAACGATTAGCCGCCAAATCGGTATTAAATGTGCCGCTCGTGTGGGCAATGAGGCAGTAGTATGCAATGCTGTTTTGTATGCGAATGTTGCCAACCGAGTAGGAAGTTGAAGTCGCCCAGTTTGAATGGTTATATGATATGGTCACCGTGTCGTTTTCGCGACTCAAATCGTGCTTTTTAAGGGGCGGGAAAATATAGCTGATCGGCTGCACAAGGAACGAATAACTCACCGCTGTTGTCGCCGCGTCGCTCCAAGCCGTATTGCGAATAAAGTTTCCAGTCAAAGTGTCCACTGGAATTGACTCAATAAGCAAAGGTTGATGCAATGGATGCACCAAGATCACCAACCTACCAACTTGCTGAAACTGAATAGCTGAAAGCTCTGATACCGAGTAATTGTTCGGCCATTCTATCACATTGCCAGTCAGCGCATACCAGTGCCCAGCCGCAAGTGCCGAAGCAAACGATGCGTCTTTTGCATTGTCATTCGCGATTCGAACGTAATTGGTGCCACTGCTGCTGACTAAATCACCAAGGTAATATGTGGTCGAGGTCGAATGCGACGGCACTGAATACCCTGACTTGATTTGCAAAAAAGCAGGATCGTTTTCTTTCCAAAAGCGAAAATAACCAGCCCCAACTTCAAAAATATAATTTTCGGTTTGGCTGATGCGTAGCGACACAAGTCGAGTCTTCTTCGTTGAGTCTTTGACCTCGCCAATATATTGCGTCCCTGGCGCTTTAAAAGCGCCGCCATAGGGCCGAACGATAAAATTGTCCATTGTCACGCACCCTGATCGGTATCCATCAAAATCAACTCGTCCGATCATGAGCGGTGATAGCTCGCCGGAGTTAAAATTGACTGAAAGGTGATGGAAGTCGGGCATGGCTTATTGTGTGGAGATGAAGCCGCGACGTGCGCGGACAAGCGCGGAGTCGTAAGACGGTGGAAGAGCGCGGCCTTTGCCTTGGCGGGAATCCTTTTGCTGCGCCGCTGGTCCGATCAGGCGCTCGAACTGTGCTCGAAGCTCTGCGGATTTGCCAGCCGGTCCGGTCAGTTCCTCCGCAATGTAAGACGCCAGCACCAGGGCAAAGGCATTGATGAACTCCTGCGGCCAGTTGGCAGTGTCGGTTTCTTGGAAAACGTAGGAAAGCAAGATCTCGTCAGCGTCGCACAAGATCTTCGATCCTTCGACCGCGTAGCGCTGTGAATCTTCCTCGTTGCCTTCCAGCCCGTTGACCTTGTTCACGCGAAGGCAATCGTTCGGCCTTGCATGCTGGTAATCCCAGCCAAACAAAGGTGCCAGAATCCATTCGCCCGTGCCGCTTGTGTGAGCGCCGCTAAAGACGGATCCTTGCAGGTCGAAAGTGTTGGCGTTGACGACCGTCACGTACCAAGTCCCATTTGCAGCCGAGACGCCTTCAACGTCCTGAATGTGAACGCGATTGCCAGTCGTCAGGCCGTGAGACGTGGCCGTGACGCGGATCTCGTCACTTGCCCCAGCGTCAGCCAGCGCCACGCCTGACAGCGCCGTCCAGGTCAGCGTCAAACGCGCACGCTTAGCAGCAAAGTTCCACGGGTGCGAAGCCAGTGCCTCGTCGCGTGCCGCGTCAAACCACTTGCGGCAGACTCGCGCTTGCTGCGTGGCATCGGTGTCGAGGTTTGTCATCTCCTTGGCAGAGATAAGCGACAGCGCAAGATTGGCGATTTCAGTTTCAGTCATGGCGTTTCAAAATGAAGCCCTCGCCGCCCACATAAAAGACGACGAGGGCTAAGGACTCCACCAACCACGAGGAGATTTTAGGCAAGCGTGTAAGCGATCGTCCAAGTCTGTGTGTGGGAAACGCCGCTTGTCACGGTGCCCCAGGTGACATAGATCCAGGCTTCGTCAGTCAACGTCACCGGCGTGATTGCAGCAGCGCCAACCGTGGAATTGAAGTTCTCAAACCCAGCAGCATTGCCAAGAGCGATGCCGGTGGAATAACCGTCAGCATCGCCGGTTCCATCGTCGTAGATGTAGCCCACGGTGCCTGTGCAGGCATCGCCGGGATCGCCGTGATCCACAACGCACATGTGAGGCAGCACGCGAGCGCCTTTCGGCAAACGCAAGAGGTAGAGCGGGTCAGCAGTCGCGGCGGTGTAGCCGGTCTTGGTGACTTGCAAAACATGCAGATTGCCGCCTGATTGTTTGAGGTTAGGAGCTACGCTCATATCAGAAAGCGCATCCAGTTGGGACTGTCCAAAGGTAGTGTAAACAAGAGCCATAATAGTAGAGAATTGAGTTCAGGAATGGAGAAAGAGCGGGAGCCTTTCGACTCCCGCTCAAGATTGGGTTACGGGCTTTCGTCCGCGTAGATGCGAACGACCTTTTCGTTTTCGGTGCGAACAGCGCCGCAACGATAGACGCCACGGATCTGTTTGCAGTGGCGACGGCTTGGCAGCATGTCCATGTGGGTGTTGCGGCCACCTTCGGCGAACTTGATGCCGGACTTGTGCCACGCGAAGCAGGTGCGGACATCGGTCGAAGTGTTCCGAGTCAGCAGTTCAGTGCGAACGAACTTGAAGCCAAGGAAGCGGTCGATCTTGCCGTCCACGAGCGCTTTCACGCTCGCGTAGTCTTCGGAGGTCATTTTGTCCACCAGCAGCATGTCTTGAAGCTGCTGTGAGGAGTGGGCAAAATAACGGTCGCCGTCATCGACTTCCTGCTCGTCCAAGAGCTTCTTGGCGCGGCTGATCTTCGCCAGTGTCAGGCCGCTGTTAGCGGTCGAACCAGAGGCGACGTAATCAACAGCGATGGACATCCCGCCAGAAAACGAGTTAGAGGTCGTGCCGTTCTCGCCGATGTAGCGAGTGCCATCGAATGCCTGGATAATGACGCGGTCTTTGGTGCGGTTAGAGGCCGCAGCCATAGAAGCCACTTCATCAGAGTCAGGCAAGGCGATGGTGCCAAGCTGGATTTCATCATCTTCATCGAAGACAATGACCTTCTCGAACTTGCGTCGGAAGATCCAGTAGCTATCGCCGGTCGAATCGCCGTCTGGCGTGTCGCCTTTGCGTTCGGTGACTTCGGACATTTCGCCCTCGTCGAGTTGGTTGAACTTGCGGCGTTTGCCGGTGATAGTCGTCGGCGTCACGGCAGTGCCGAGACGTGAGTCCATCTGTTGGGCGAGCATTTCCCAATTTTTGGAATACTCGGTTTCAAAGTAGGTAGGTAGCTGGTCACTCATAGCGCATAAAGAGATTGGATGATTGCGAGAAATGGCTTTTCCGAGTCGTGGATTTGCCGGGTGTTACCCTCTCGCGGGTGTCTCTTTCGAGGCCGCTGCTTGGCTCTCGCGGGTATCCCTGGCAACAGGGGCCGCTTTGACTCTGTGGTGAAGGGGCGGAACTCTTTGCCGAATGTCAAACGAGAAATTTACTCTGCCTTAAATCCACACACGGCGCGAAGCGATTGCATGGGAAATGCCGGGCCAGGATCGACCTTCCGGCTTGGTGCAATGTCATCATGGCCGACGACGTCGTCGAGCTTGTAGCGAGCAACGAGCGCCTTGGACACTTCTTCGCAGGCGTTGAGTTGCGCGATAGGATAGGCTTCCCACTTCTTGATTGTGCCACCGTTTTTGTGGCGGGCCTCGACAGGCGGGAACTGTGACCAACGCTTCGTCAAACGTTCGTCGTCGCCAGCGTTGGCTAACTCGATGCCGATGGAGCACGAGTTCAGATTGCTGAACTGTTGCCAGCGCGAGACGCCAGCGTGCCCGCAGGTGATGTTGAACGGGCGGCATTGGTAAACGGTGCCGTTGCGGTCGATGACGATGTGAGCGGAGGCACCCTTGGCATCTGGACTGCGCCAGAACTCAATCGAGCTTTCCGCTGTCGCTCCACTCGTGAAATGAATCACGAGGAAGCGACGAACGGGCATGGCAGAGCCGCCCGGTATCGGACGGCGTAAAGCTCCTTCGAGCCAATGGTCGGCGCTGATCTTCATCGGCGCTTCACGCGAGGTTGAGTTCCGTTGCGCTTGTGAGCTTCGGCGAGCTTGCGATCCACCCAGCGGTCAAACCTGTGCATGACAAACATGACGAAGAGCAAGAGGCACGCGCCGACGAATGTCCAAGCTAGGGTTTGCGCGATCATGCTTTGACCCCCTGGAGCCGCATCATCAGCGCTGCGGCTTCTTGTTGGCGTGCTGGTCCTTCTTTGCCAAAGTAAGCGGCATGCCACGGGTTGTTCGTGTTGCGGCGGATGTCTTCAGCCTGCGCCTTGCCATCCATCACGATGCCTGCCTTGTCGTTGCCAACGAGTGCGTCAGGCTTCATGAGGTTGGATGCCAGCAGCATTGCCTTCACAGGATCATTGAACTCTCTCTTTTCGAGATCGAAGCCTAAAATCTGAGCGGTTTTCGATGCTTTTTCATAATTCACATCGTAGCTCATACCCCACTCCCTACGAAGCTCCGCCTCCTGCGACTGCACGAACTCATCGAGCTTTGCCTGTCCCGATTGATGCAGCTTCGCCATGCGCTGCGCGTCGAACTCGACGAGCTTTTGAGCCGCTGTGGCTGGAATGTTCAGCGAGTGCGCCAGTTTTGCAAACTCGCCGACTTCTGCTTCGTTCCACGTCAGACCGTCGGGCAGCTTGTCCGGCTTGGCGATCTTGTAATCCTCAACCTTTGCCGGGACGCCAAGCACATCGCGAATCTGCGCGTTGAACTTCTCCACCTCTTCCGGTTTCGCGTCTGGAGCGGGAGCCTTAAGAGTGGATTTCTGGCCAATGAGCTTCGATGCGTTGGCGTGGCCGCGCATGAGTTCGAGCGGGTTCGGATACTTCGCCAGCGTAGCAGCCGAAGGCTTGAGATCGTCAGGCAAAGCGGCGTCCCATCCTGCTTTGAAGTTGCCTTTGTCATCGAGCGCGGAACGGAAGTCCCAGGCGGACGATCCGCCGCCTTCGCCGTCGCCTTGTTGCGATTGTTGCGATTGCTGCTGACTTGCGCCGCCGCCGTCGTTCGAGGCACGTCCAAGCAGAGTGCCGCCGCCGCCTTGGCTACCACCGTCGCCGCCGTCGTCTTCGAGAATGAATCGTGGGTGAAGCTTCATGGCTTATGCGTCCCCCTCTCCGATGAAGTCGTTTTCCTTGGCCGTGTCCTTTTTCTCCCCTGGCAGCTGATCTTGCAGCTTGGCCTCGGCTTTAAAGAACTCTGCCGTTGAAGCCGGAACGCGGCGGTTGGCAGGGTAGCGAGCGGCGATTTCCGCCAGCGTCGCATGAGCTTTGAACCACGCGACGTATTCGGGCGTCTTGTCACCCATAGCCGGGTGCTTAGCTGGAGGCGTTGGAATCTGGCCTGCGTCAGCGAGCTTGTGAAGGCGCTCGACGGCAGAACTGCCAGGCTGAACTATGGAAGGCTGAGCAATTGCAGGAGCTTCAGACGCGTCTTGAATCAGTCCGCGGCGCACCATCTCGGCGGCAAGTTCGTCGTCGCTCATGTCGGCGAGAGATGGCAGCGCTTCGACCTTGTCCTCGTCTTCTTGTTCCGGTGCATCGCTGGCGATGAATTGCAGGTCAACAATGCCCGACTCTTTGCGGATGGCTCCCTTGACCGTCGGGCCGACTTTGTTTTTCAGGTGGCAAACATTGCCGTCAATGGTGCCGATGACAGCGCCGTCATTCGTGACGGTGCCTTCGTTGATTTCGATTTTCATGGTGGTGGGTTAGAATGCCCGCGTTTGTTTGTCGGAAAATTCGTCATCTTCCAAAAGCTCCGCGCCGCGAGCTTGGCGGCGGAGAAAGTAAGCCAGCACATCTTTCTGGCCGTCGCGTTGAGCGGCAGCGTGCGGGTTGAAATTGTCGGCCGCTTGGAACACAGGCCGGAACATGCCGAAATGCTGCTGTGCCGCTGTGAGCACGACGTTAAACGCCTGCGATCCTGCAAGCTCTGCCCATGCGGCATTCAGCCTTGCAGCGCGGTCCTTGCGTTTTGCTTCGATCTCTTCGGCAGCTGTCATGCTTGCGTATCGGCGATGAATGCTTCCACTTCGGATACGGCATTAATGTCTTCGTGTTTTTCCCAAAGGTAATCATCTCCAAACTGAAAGCGCCGGTCCTCGTATTCAGCCCACAGAGTGGCAAGCATCTTGTCACGGATTGCAAGTTGGCAAGCCATGTCGCAAAGCTCTTCGGTCATTGCGGCAACATGCCGAATGTAGTGCTCGCCCAGGCTTTCAGAATCTTGTGGCGGGTAAATCATGCGATGAGCTTGGAAACCGTGTTCAGGAACCGAGCGTGCGCGTGTTCAGCCAGTTCCAAGGCATCGCGCTCGTCAAACCCAGCGGCATGCGGAAGGGCAAAGCGATCCTCAAACTTGCGTCCCTTAAACTGGAACTCAAAGCGGAAGCAGTTAAAGCCTTCGATGAAAGCGCGGAGAATGTCGGACTTCACCTTTTGCAAGTTAGAGGCGACGTCGAAACGGTAAACCAGCAGGTCATTCCCACGGGTGAACGGTTGCGCGAGATCTAGTTTTGAGCGTTCACTCATGCTGCCATTACTCCTTTCAATGCTTCGACTCCACCCAGGTTGCCAACGGCCTTAGCTCCCTGTTCCACTGCTTGCATCTGCGCAGCTTGTGCCTGCGCCTGTGCCTGCGCTTCCATACGCTGCTGGACGATTTCTTCGTCCAAGATGTAATCGGTGGGAACGCCAGCGTCACGAGCGCTGCCACGCGCCCAACGAATCCAGTCGAACGGCTCCATGACTTCGGGACGCAGAGGAGCAAGCGAGACAATGCGTTGAATGTGCCGGTCGGCGTCGATGTTCCGCAGCGATTTAATCGCCAAAGCGAGGCGAGACGAAAAGGTGACCATCGGATTCGGCACGATGCCGACGAACTCGGAAACGCGCTGAATCGCCTCTTGCGGAGGCGTTGGCAGCATTCCTGATTCCATCCACAGGTTGAACAATCCCTGGAGCATCGGCGTGTGCTTCTCGTTCACGATCCGCGAGAAAGCCGGAGTGATGGCGGTAATCTTTTCGGCAGCACGCTCGTTGATCTCTGTGGCAGTTCTCACGCCTTCCAATCCCTCAAACATGTTGAATAGTTGCGCGTGAAACTTCGCCCGAATGGATTCCTGGCGCATCTTGACGCGGTCCTGGCCGACGTTGTAATCACCACCGATTTGCAGCGGCTTCGGCTCCATCATTCCCGTATCGATGTAGGTGATGCCGCCAGCAGAAAGCACGATGTCACCTTCCATTCGGCTGTCGGCGATCATAGCCGGGCGCACGCGCTTCTCGGCCTCGCAGTCCATCATCATTTGAAGAAAGTTGATCTGCCGAGTGTCTGGCAATGCGGCAAAGCCAGGGCCGTAGCCGTAGGCGGTTTTTCCTTCCAGTGCCGTCCATTTCAGGAAGCGCCCAACGCTGAACGGGAAATAATCAAAACCCGACTCCTTCAGCGTGTGCTTCTCACCAAGCTCGACGTAGTAGCTTGCGAACGCTTTGCCCCAGTCGGCCATGCGGGCAATCTCATTGTCAGGACGCTCGCTTTCAGGCCGTGGGTAAACGGCATGCAGAATCTTGATCTTGGCGAGCTTCTTTGTGTCGTCGGCCAGGGCTTCGCGGGACTTGGTGGACAGGTTATCAGCGCCGAAATGCTTGGCGCTTTCTTCGATAGTCCACTCAAACTCGCGAAACAAAACATCGACCACGCCGAAGCGATTTTCCTCAATGCAGTAAGACGCAGTCGGGAGATGCTCAAAACGGAGCTTGCCATCTTCCAGCGCGTAGTAAAGCGCCGAGGTGCCGAACCCACAGTGCGAAAGTAGATCCTCGTGTGCCTCGGTGTAATAGCTCGAATTGCTCAGGTATTCCCGAGCCAGTTCGGAGCATTCCTGCGTCCACTTCTTGACCCGGTCAGAGCCACGCAGTTCGCGGGTAGGATCAAAACCAAACCAAGGCTCGTTGGCTGGCATCATCCAGGACATGAGGCCCCCGGCCATCGTCATGAGCGCATCGCCTGCCGTCGTGTCGAAGAGCAAACCTTCGCGAGATGTGTCAGGCAGATTGACCTTGCTGGAGATGCCAGCCGAGCGGGGAGCCATCAGGTCGGCGATTTCCTGCCACTGGACAAGCCACGGCATTCGGTCGGCCTGCATTTGCTGCCACCGCTTGCTGAGTTTTTCCGCCTTTTGGGCAGAGTTAGAAGGTTCAGGCTTCACCGGTGTAAGCATTGGCTGTTCCGCCTAAAGTCGATGCAAGGCCACGATTGCGGCTCATGCTGCCAAGAACGTCACCTCGCATGGCATCCATGCCACCGATGCGGCGTTTTTCCGCGAGATTGGCCTTCTTTTGCGCATCTTGCGTTGATGCATCTACGGGCGCGGGAGTAGGCGGCGGCGCAGGTGGAGCCGATGCTCCACCGCCGAAATAAAGAGGCCAGCCGAGGAGGCACTTTTGCAGGAAGGCGAAGAGTGAGTTTATCCGCATGGCAACTTAGGGCGGAACTCGCCCAGGAATTGCAAGCGCTTTGTTTAGCAGGTTAGAAGCTTTGGCAAACCGGGCCGCTTTACCGCGCCGGGCAAAGCCAAGCCAAGGCAGGGCTTGCGGAAGCCATCGAGCGGCAACGCTCAAATTGCCAGCCAGCACCCAAAGAAACCAGCAGTCGGCGCTTTCCAACGGCTCCACGTCCCACGGATCGTTTAGCCTGCCCGGCTTCCAATCACGGCGCACAGGTCGAGCCATGCCAAACGCCTGCGGAGTCGAGACAACGTAACCGCGCTCGAAGTGAGCAGCGAGATCTTGATCGAAGTTCATGCCGGGATGAAGCCGGTAGAGCCTGCGGACTTGCTCAATCGGAGTCATCGCCTGCCCACGAAGCTGAATTTCGTTGCTCCACTCCGGCGCTCTCGTGGCTTGTCGTCGGCCTCCAGGTTGCTGTTGATGAATCCCTGCTCATCCGCTGCGCCAAAGGTAATCATAGCGTCAGCGCCGTGCGAGTTGATGTCGTGCAATGGCAGTGCTCGAAGCGCACCGCTCGCGGCCTTGGGCTGCGTCCGGTAGTTGGACAGACAGCCAATGCCCGAAGGCAGCGATTCACCGAACTCATCGACCTGGAGCGCCTCGCAAGCAGGATCGAACCACATGCGCGGAAGCCGGTCACGAACGGCGTTGATTCCGTCCCACTTGTCGCCAGCGATGGGCACCGTGATGATCTTGTGGTTGGGAATGCCTGCTTCCGTCAACTGCTGACGGTAGGTCTTGGAATAGCCTCTGTCCCGGTAATCGACGTCATGCGGGAAGAAGTGCTTGGCGATGCTCTTCCCGGCTTCCTGCTCAAGCTGGCGAATCCATTCCGCTGCCATGACGGCACCCTGCCCGGTGGTGAATCTGAACCTATGCCAGAGGATGTCACGCCCGGCCTGCTGTCCAAGCCAGCAACTTAAGCCGTCGTTGCCGATGTCCCAGAAGGTCGAAAGCGGGTATTTTGATTCGATGGCAAGCGAGCGAATGCGTCCGCCGCTCTTGATCGTCACCATGCCGGGGAAGATTTGGCCGCTCACAACGGAGCGAACGCACTCATGCGCCACGGTCGGGAACTGCGTCCAGATGTCGTCCTTCTGTTCCGCCTTCTTTTTCTCATACCATGCCCACCTAGAGGCAGGCAAGATGATGGCATGCTTTTCTTGCATCTCGCGCATGTAAGCCAGCGTCTCCGGCTTTTCTGGCTCGTGTCCTGGCAGGTCGTAGGAGGGATGGCCGAACCACGCAAAGAAGTGCAGCCGCCAGTCCATGCGCGTGAGCGGCTTTCCCACCATCGAAAGAGCGAGGTCGAAAATGTCGCGGGCAATCGTCCCTTCTCCGCCTTCCATCGTCGTCTCAATGTCGATGATGCCCGCAGCACCGATGGCATTGAGCGAGCCGCGTTTGACCTTCCTAGCCCGGTCTGGTGCCTGCGCAGACATTGGCCCGGCTTCCGACCAATGCAGACGGCGCGGTGTGCCACCCATGAAGCTTGTTCCGGCTTCCTGCCTCGATCCATTTGCCCAGTTCAAGCAGCCCTGCGCATCGCTCGCCAGCGGATTGACCTTGTGGATCTGTCGCCAGCACGCGGCAATGACCGGGTTGGGATGCAGCGGCCCGGCTTTCCACGCAGCGCGGGCGATGTCGAGCTTTTTGAAGGCATCGTCCTCCTTGAAATCGACGTGAGCACAGTGCGTCTTCGGCGTCGTCAGGCACTCGTCCAGGTAGTCGAGCACGATCAACGTGGACATGCCTAGCTTTCGGGCCTTCGGCGTCATGTTGCGGCTGTGGCGCTCACGCAAGTATTGTTCCTGCTCGCCGCGCAAAACGAACGGGATCATGCCGCCGTCCGCGTCATCTTCCGGCAGGATCTGGTAAAGGTTGCGCATCCTCCACTCTTTGGAGGCGAGGCAGGCGGCGATTTGTTCGGGCGGGATCACAGCGTTACAGGCGGAACTCATTTCCAAAAAGCAAGCTGCTGTTCGGGTGAAGAGCATCTCTTTGAAAATAGTTTTTCGGCGTTTAGGCCTAATGCCGAAACGCGAGGGTGGAAGCTTGTCGCGCTATGATTAGAAAAAAGCGAACAAAGTTCATTAGCAGATAGGCCTAATGCTAATGAGCGAGGGTGTGCCACACGAAAAAGGGCGGTTTTTCGTGAGGCAGATTTAAGGCGACAAGATCAAGTGAGCACGCACCAGCGCCAGGCACCAATCCGCGAACGAAAAGCACGAAAACAACGAAAACTCCCCACCGACCGAAGAAGACATTTCGTGCAATTCGTCCTTTTCGTATGGCAGTAGCAAGCCACCCCCTCTTGCCGTAAAAAGCGCAGTTGACATCCTGCGCCGAGTTCCGCCTTTTTGTCGCACGGTTGCCGTTCGTGAGCAGCTGACAGCTATCAACGGCACCGACAGACGCGACGAGCGAGCGGATTGCTAGGCACTCACGGACCAGCACGCCAGCGTCACAGGCTTCATTACGGCCTTACCCCCCCTTGGGGAGGGCCGTGGGAGGGGCCGAGCGTTTATTTGCGCTTTTGCTCTATACGTCTGCGTAAAGGCTTCGTGATGGTAACCGTTTCATGTGTAACGCTGGCATGATTGATGGATTTAATGCGGCCAAGAATATCGGGGGCCTTGTCAGTCAGCCGGTTAATTGCAGCGAGATTATTGCGGTTGTGTGGCAATGTAATCGTAAGTCGAATGTATTTCATGTAGTGTGGTCTTACTTCCTTCCAAACGTGGCCGCAATCGCCTCAGACAAGCCAGGGATCTCCACGCTGCCAGAGTGCTTCACCTCATCAGGAGCATACCAAGCGGAAGCTTTGCCGACTTCACGAAGAGCACCGGTCGCCGCTGAGAAGTCGCCGATTTCCTCGGCCTTCCCCGCAATTCCTTCGAGTCGGTCGAGCCACTTATCCTTCGTGAGTCCAAACCTCTTATCAGCGGCCTCCGATACTTTCGTTCTTAGTTCTGCGATCCTGTCGCCGACATGCTTAGCCAGCGCTTTCCCCTCGGTCTTACCCGTTTCATACGAGCACTTGCCATTGCTGACGTGTTCGGTGTAAGCCTGGACAGCAGACATGCCCAGTGCGACCGCTTGCGCAAAGGCTTCGTGTTTTTGGTTTTTGAGTGCTGGCATAGGTAATGATGCGGAATCTGTGGAAAGAAGTCAAAGTTTATGCTGCTCGTCAATCATGGCCTCCGCGTTGTGCAGAATCGAAAAAGCAGCATCAAACGCCTCGCGGAGTTCCATGCGGTCTTCCGGCGTCGGATCGTCCGGCATCATGCGGCGTGAAACTGCCCGGCATAGACGCGCCATCACTCCGCGCATTTTCGCCACTTGTCGCAAAACGTAATCGTCGGCAGGCTCTAATCCGATTGTGTCGTCATTGCCGAATCCCTCTTTGCAGATTCGGGCAAGTTGATCGCGTGCTTCGTTGCGTTCACGTTCGAGTTGACGAGCGAAGTCTCCTTGGACCGCATCTTTATTGCCATACCAAGCCATGCTTGCAGCATCCGTCTCCGGTGTTGGTCGTTCGTTCATTGTGTAAAGCCCCATTTGCGGATATTTTCACCAACGTCAGAGAACACGGCGCTGCTGCCAATTCGCAGAGCCTCATGGCAGAGCTTGATCGTTCGGCAGAAGGATGAACGCCGCGATGTGGCGTCCCGTCCCTTTGCCCTTGGATCCGTCCTCGGTTGCCAGCCAGCGCACGTCCCCAAGGTTTCGGACGTTCACCGCTCCCGTGCTCTTAAGCATCATCAGCACCCACTTATCCACGGGATAGACGACCACGGAGAGCTTGCCCTTGGCTTGCTCCTCGATGGCTTTCCGCATCCATGCCGTTGGGCCTTTCTTCTTGCCCATGTGCATGATGGATCCGAAGGGCGGATTTACCCAGTTGCGCTGTCCCCATTCGCACGTCAGCCCGTCGAAGTCGGCAGGCTTCGGGCAGGGGCACGGGTCGAAGTCGAACGGCCCGTAGTCGGCCACCAGTTGAGCTATCGCGGGTTCATCCCACGGAGTAAGCCAGTAGTGTTTTCCATCCTCACCGTTGCCCATGTGGAATTTGTTCAGGGCAGGCGAAAGCTGCGATTGATGCGCCAGCCCGGCGAGCGTTTCAGTGGATTCGATAGTCATTGGGTCGGGCCTCCGTGTGTGAGCTTGTCATTCGGATCAATAAGGAACTCGCACTCGAAAGCGATGATCGCAGGCGGATGAATAAATGATATTAGCATCATATCTCCGCGTGAAGAGGTTCGGCGTAAACACGTCTCACAGCCTTCGCGCCAGTCCCAACTGCCGTTTTCATCGAATCCTACGCCATCACAGCGGGCCACGTCATTCGGAAGCCGAATTAAGGCGCTGTTGGTCTTCATAGGTTTCATTTCCGTGTTTAATTCCTGCGTCAATGTGGATTTTGGTTATGTTTTCGGTAGTTCATCGCTTGCCGTCGCTTGATGTGGGTCGTTCTCCGGCAGGAATACCAGAATCGCCCGCGCTCCAAGTCTGTGTCCAGGCTTTTTGCCGCTTGGCATCTCATCGACTTGGATGGTGAGCATCCTTTCGCGGCAG